ATGCAGCAAGCAGGATTAGAAGCTTTTATTAAGTATGTAAAACACAATATAAATGCAAATGCTTATTTTGAAGTAGAAACAAATGGAACAATAATGCCAAATGAATTTTTATTATATCAAATACATTTATGGAATTGCAGTCCTAAACTTTTAAATAGTGGAAATGATAGATCAATGACATTTAAAGCTGAAGTAATAAAACAATTAAACAAACTAAATACTATATTTAAATTTGTAATAAACGACATAAAAGAATGGAATGAAGTAAAAGAAATTTATTATAACATAATAGATAAAAATAAAATTTACTTAATGCCAGCAGGAGAAAATCAAGATTTGTTAAATGACAATAAATTAAATGTAGTTGAATTAGCAATAGAAAATTATGTTAATTTTACCACAAGATTACATATAGAAATTTGGAATAAAAAAACAGGAGTATAAATTATGGAAACAATTAAACACATATTAGGTTTGTGTGATCACACTTACCACCTTAATATTTTTACATTAATAACAACACTATTAATTATTAAACTAACATATGAAGCAATATCTTACTTGGTCAGAAATTTATCAAGCAGTAAATAAAGTAGTATTAGAATGCCCTAAAAACTCAAAGTTTTATGGTGTGCCTAGAGGTGGACAAATAGTTGCAGGTCTAACTGGATATTCAGTAGACACAATTGAGGAAGCTGATATAATAATAGATGACATTATAGATAGTGGTAAGACAAGAGATAGATATATAAACAGATACAAGAAACCTTTTGTATCTCTTTTTGATATGTCTGAAACTAATGGTACAGAAAATGTATGGTTAGTATTTCCTTGGGAGATGAGAGAAGAAGGAGAAGAAACAGTAGAAGATAATGTTACAAGATTACTACAATATTTTGGTGAGGATGTAAATAGAGAAGGATTAAAAGAAACACCTAAAAGATTTGTAAAGTTTTTTAATGAATTTTTAAACCCACCTAAATGGAATTGCACTACATTTGAAGGTGAGGGGTACGATGAGATGATTATACAAACTAATATTCCATTTCATTCATTGTGTGAACACCACATAGCACCATTCTTTGGAACAGGAACTATTGCATATATACCAAGTAAGAAAATAGTAGGTCTATCAAAATTAGCTAGAACATTAGAAACATTTGCTAGAAGATTACAGAATCAAGAAAGAATAACAATGCAGGTAGCAGAGTTTTTATGGAATGAATTAGAACCTATTGGTGTTGCTGTTCAATTAACTGCCAAGCATATGTGTATGGAAATGAGAGGTGTAAAGAAACATAACACTCATACTACTACAACTAAACTAATGGGAGTATTTAAATCAGATCAAAGTGCAAGACACGAATTTTTAAATGCAATTAAATGAAAAATAAATCGGACAAATCGGACACACTAAAAAAGAAAACATTAGAAACATTAGAAAAGTCATTTGGTGTAATTACTACTGCTTGTAAAAATGTAGGTATTGCCAGAAGTACATTTTATGAATGGTTAAAAGATGAGGACTTTAAAAAGTCAGTAAACGACATACAAAACATAGCATTAGATATGGCAGAAAGTCAATTGCATAAACAAATACTAAATGGTAATACAACTGCAACTATATTTTATTTAAAAACAAAAGGTAAGAGTAGGGGATATGTTGAAAGACAAGAAATTACAGGTGCAGAAGGAATGCCTACTAACTTTCAAATTGAAATAATTGGCAGAACTAAAGATAAAAACTAATGTTGTTTATGAGCATTTATTAGATAACACTAAAAAGATTGTAGTTGAACAAGGTGGTACTCGTTCAGGCAAAACTTATAATATTATTCTTTGGATCATATTTGAGTATTGTGCTAAACATAACGACAAAGTAATTACAATTTGCAGAAAATCATTTCCTAGTTTAAGAGCAACTGTTATGAGAGATTTTATGAGTATCTTACAAACTCATAATATGTATAGTGAGAAGTTTCACAACAAGTCAAATTCAGAATACTATTTATTTAACAACTTAATTGAATTTATATCTCTTGATCAACCTACAAAGATTAGAGGAAGGAAAAGAGACCTGCTATTTATAAATGAAGGTAATGAGTTATTTTTTGAAGATTGGCAACAACTAATATTTAGAACACAAGAACAAATAATATTAGATTTCAATCCTTCAGATGAGTATCATTGGATATATGATAAAGTAATACCTAGAGAGGATTGTGCATTTTTTAAAACAACTTACTTAGATAATCCTTTTGTAGAAGATTCAATTAAAGCTGAAATAGAAAGGTTAAGAGATACAGATGACCAATATTGGAAAATATATGGATTAGGTGAACGAACAGCAAGTAAGAGTACAATATTTAAATACAATGAAGTAAACCAAATACCAATAGATGCAAAGTTAATTGCTTATGGAATGGATTTTGGTTACTCAAATGATCCTAGTACATTAGTTAGTATTTACACTCTTGAGCATAATTTATATGTTAAAGAACATTTATATAGAACACAAATGACTACTAATGATATTAGCAAATTCTTAAAAGAAGAAAACTTACAATCAAATCCAATCTATGCTGATAGTGCAGAACCTAGATTAATAAGTGAATTAAGAAAGATGGGTCATAATATATTTCCAAGCATTAAAGGTAAAGATTCAATTAATGCAGGTATTGACTTATTAAAGAGATACAAAATAAATATACTATCAACTTCATCTAATGCAATAGCAGAGTTTAGAAATTATAAATGGAAAGAAGATAAATCAGGTAGGTTAATAAATGTACCTGAAGATAAGCACAACCATATTATTGATCCGTGTCGTTATGCAACCTACTCAATTTTATCAAGACCCAACTTTGGTAAATACACTCTACATTAAAATAAGTTATTAAATATTTTGTTTATAAGTATCTTTATTGTATATTTAAGTATTATTAATAATTAAGGTAAGAGTCCAGAATAATTATATAAAACAAAATTACAGATTTTATATAGCTTTTAAAGTAAGAGAAAACTTTTTTAACCTTTTATAACTAAAAAAAACAATATGAGAACACTAGACAGGTACAAACAAAATTTAAAAATTCAAGGCAATAATGTATGGAGTTACAGTACAATAGTTGCAAAGATTGATGGTAGTAATTTAATTCAATTAGGTTATTGGTCAATGACTACACAGAAGCACATAAATTATGTAGCAAAGCAGTTTAATTTAAATTTGATAGATGGATAAGAAATTAACAACAGCAGCAAAATTAGGCAAACAATTTAAGAAAGCACAAATTATATTTTTAATTTTGTTTCCAAGTTATTTTATAGCAAGAACATTAATGAGTTTAATATTTAACATATGAGAACAATAAAAATTTCAAATGAAGATAGCACTTATTTATATAGACTTTTACAAATTGAGGCATACAATCAAAAACAAGATAAAAAAGAAATATTAAAAATTGCTAAATTATTTAAATTATGAATTATGATGACTGGTTAGTAAAAATGGAACACGATTACAGAGGTTGGAATGATCCAGATTATACTTGTGATCATTGCGAGAAGCCAATACATAAAAAAGGTTATTGTAGTGATGGTTGTTTTGAGGCAGATATGATGTAAGTTTATTGAGTAATCTTACATTTAAAAGGGAGGGCAGAAATGCTCTCCTTTTTTTTTATTACTTTTATGACTATAAAATACACAATTAAATCCGTTATATATATATGAAACTTAGCATTACTATACCAACATCATTAAAAGATATTACTTTAAGACAGTATAAACATTTCTTAAATATCCAAAAAGAGAACAAAGGAGATAAATTCTATGATGCAAAAATGATTGAGATTTTTTGTAATATGCCTTTAAGTAAAGTTATATTATTAAAACTATCTGATAGTCAAGAAATTATAAAATTACTTAATGATATATTTGACACCAAACCTGCTTTAGTACAACGATTTAAATTAAACAAAATAGAGTATGGTTTTCACCCACAATTAGATGATCTTACTTTA